TATTATACCATTTTTCAAAAAGATTGTAAATAATAAAATGCCATTTGTTATAAATAGTTTCATGAAAAATTCTCAGGAATATACCAAAAAAGATCCGCTTGTTCTTGCTGCATACGAAGTATTAAAGCCAGAAAAATCTGCAATTGAAGAAGAATCTATTCCAGCTACTTGGGCTGAAGGTGCGCATGAGCCGCTTAACCTTCCTAACGAAAAAGAGCTTGCAATGGCTATCACACAACTTAATTTTATTTGTCATTCTTCTACTGAAATTAGAAACATACTTATTAACGGAGGTAGTTATCCTGAGTGGTTTCAAAACAAATTAAGTGGCCTTCATTCCACGATGCAAGATTTGCATTCTTATATTCTGGGTAAGGAATCTGGCGACCTTAAAGAAATGACCAAGGCAAAGCTTGACAAAACAAACAAGATCTCTTCCGACGAATATTCCAAGCTTCGGAAGAAGCCTTACTTTAATGCTGATGAATGGAAGTTCAGCGACAAGGATATGCTTTACCACCGAATCGTAGAAGAAGTTCAAACCGAACAAGTCAAAACCATTAAGGTTGGAGAAGATGCAGTTGGTACTGACACCAAGCTTCACTATGCAGTGGTTTCTGACAGAAAGGTACAGGCGGTTGGGGAAAAGGAAGAGATGCTCGACTACTGTAAAGAAAACGGAGGTCGAGTTTGGAAGACTGCCAAGCAGGTTGGCGATCTTGTAGAAGAGACTGAAAGTAATGAATAAAGCCCTTGCTTATAAGTACATATCAGAATATAAGCAAATTCACGAAAAAAATCCTAACTATGGTTCCGGGCCTAAAGAAAGAGCCATTGAAAGATATTCTAAATGGTGTGAAGAAATTTCCAGCATTAATCGTATTCTAGATTACGGATGTGGAAATTCAAAGTTAGTAGATAAAATATTTCCTAATAAAGATCTTGTGCGTGAAAGATGGGATCCTGCTATTACTAAGTATTTAAATAGACCTACCCCGTGGAAATTCGATTTGGTATTTTGTACCGATGTTATGGAACACATTCCTGAAGAGAATGTTCTTCCTACTCTTATTGATATCAGGGCGGCAACTGAAAACGCTTTAATAATACCTCATCTTGGAAGAGCGGGTCAACTGCTCTCAAACGGAGAAAATTCTCATGTGACGCAAAAGCCGGTAGAATGGTGGATGGAAAAAATTGTTGAAGCGGGGTTCAATACCACAAGGGAAATTCCTATTATGAATAAAAAGAAGGCTGTTATTATTACTTGGTAAATTGCCGCTGATTAAGCTTTAGCATTAGTACTTTTCGCGAGAGGAACAATCCTTAGTTGCCAAATACCGTCTTGGCTTAAAGCATCTATTACCTTATTAAAGATATAGTACCTTCTTCGGTCACCAGCCAATCCTTGTACATAGTCTATATCATTCCAGCAAGGTAGAAAAACGACATTGGATTTTCCATCTGCTGTTAGCGTGTATAAACCCACAGCTGTAAAGGGATTGTTTTCCATTAAACCAAACAAGTCAGTACTTGCCAATACTAAAGTTTTTGTTTGGTCAAGAGAAGGTTCTGCCACAGGTTTAGGTTTATCCTTGTAGGGTATAACAACTGAAATAAATGAAATGAATGTGAACAGAACAGAGAGGATGCAGGTGGTGACTGATCGCATATTATTATTTATAGTAAAAAAGTCCTTAACCTCCTTGTTTTATAAATATTCTCACCTTTGACTAGATCATTTAATTTTATCTTTTTGTTCCCGGCTCATTTGTTTATGCCCTATAACACAATTTAAGTTTCGTGTATTTAATACGCTTTTAGGTCTTATCTTAATATATTCTTTTGGCAGATTTAGTTTCTTAATTTTATCCGCATACTTACCATCAACATATTTCTGTAATATTTTCTGATCCCAGTTCACTTCAGAATTATGATTTGCCCAATCATTTACGAGAGATTTTATTACATCATTATTTCGAAAGATGATTGTGCCGCTTAATAATTCATTTACTTCCTTTCCCTTCCATCCCCCTGGCCATTTGAAATAATAGCAACATATATCAAATTCCTTATTTTTTAAATTGTGAAAGAATACGGGGTTCTTTAATATGACTGCATCGGCATCAAGCCATATAATATCTTCGCCAGGAAATTCAATCAAGGCTCTCTGGATCAGCTCAGCTTTTACCATTGTATTCTTTACCCAATCACCTCTAGATTCATAAGCATACAACTTATATGGAAGATTAAATCTCTTTAAATCAGATTCAAGGTCTTTCACCTCTTGTTCATAATCTGTATTGATTGTATAGCCTGATATGATCATATCACCATTATTTATCCTATAATAAAGAGATCCTTAACCTCCTTGTTTTATAAATATTCTTAGTGCCACTGTTATGGACAAATCTGTTAATCATCAAAGTCTGAAAACGGTGGCCAGTCTATTAAAGAGGGAAAATCATTAAGTGGTTTTCCCTTTTTGTATTAACGTCAAACACCATACCACCATGTCAAGAACAAAAACAACCAAACGTGCTCCTAGAAAAAAGGCAGAACGCAATCTTAAACTTGAAGAACTTAAAGACGCTGGAATCGAGGACACTCTTCAAGAGAATTGGTTGACCAATTTTGTTATTAGAAAGCCTTTCTATTTTTCAAAGAATCATCTTGCGTTTAAAGACGGACTTTGTGATAATCGAACAAAGATAGGATTTGTTGACGGACCTGCTGGTAGTGCAAAATCTTACCTTGCGGTTCTTGCTGCGCTGGAGTTATTAAAGGATAATCAGATAGAAAACATCGTGTATATCCGAAGCGTAATTGAAAGTGCTAGTCGCTCTCTTGGTGCGTTACCGGGTGAAGTGGACGATAAGTTTTTGCCTTATGCGATGCCTCTTATCGAAAAGGTCGCAGAGATCAGTGGACAAGGAGTTGCCAATCACCTGATGAAAGATGGCATACTCAGTGCTATACCAGTTAACTTTGTTCGCGGCTTGACGTTCAACAATTCCTTTGTGATTATTGACGAAGCGCAGAACCTCACTTCGGCTGAGCTTGTTACAATCCTAACACGATTTGGTAAGGATACCCGCTATGCTGTTTGCGGTGACCTTAAGCAAGCCGATATTGGAAAGGCAAGTGGCTATGCAGATATCTTCAACAAGTTTGCCGAAAGGGAAGACGCCATAGAGAAAGGAATCTTTAATCTCACCTTTGGTGAAGAAGATATTGTTAGAAGTAAAATACTTCGGTATATTGTAGACGTGCTGGAAGCTTAATTAGCGGGTTGCACTATTCGTGGCTCGCTTCACTCCTGAACCCATTCCGGTGTACTTACCGTAAGGGCTGTATTTGCGGTGTTCACCAAACTGATCCGGAGAAACTACCTGCATTTCCCCCGCAGTCTTATGGCCCCATACCATAACTCCTTTTACTTGAGGCACGTGTTCGGCACAAGCCATGCAGTAATTATACCCCGCCGCAACTCTGGCAGCAGCCACCGGTTTATAGCAATTAATACATTCCATAATAAAGATATTCTATCACATTTCAGGGTAAATGTAAATAGTAAAATTCACTGTTTAGTCGTAATAATGATCACGGGTATAATTCATTTCAAGCGCCTTTAGCGAATCATTGGAATCGCCGTATGCATACCAACCCGATCCTTTAAAGATCTGCTGTATATCAGTAAAGTATTTTAAGTAACGAGGACGGATGTTATCTAAAGTAAAATTATTTGCCCATCTACTGCAATCACGAGAAGATATACTTCCGCTTGCCACTTTCCTTGTAGCACTGATAAAGTCTTGAAAGGTTCGGCATCGATATCCTGTTACGCCGTGAAGATTGTTTTCAGTGAACGCTCCCCAGTCGCTTGTAATGATTGGTGTACCACTTAACAAGCATTCAATTTGTACACCGCCAAAAGGCTCGTAATAAGTGCTTGGAAGAAAGGCACCTTTTGCATTACTCATTAAATGCTTTCTGGTTTCAACATCAGCATGACCGATGTATTCAATATTAGGATGAGGGGGAATGTTAAAGTTAGGATCTTTTTGACCTGCTATCTTTAGCCTAATATCCAATTTGCGAGCTACATCAATTGCAATGTGTACTCCTTTACCTTCAAACACTCGTCCTAAGAAAAGAAAATAATCGTCTTTCTCGTGGGTATCCTTAAACTCAAATTGAGTAGGATCAAAATAGTTTGGTATTACTGTTTCATACCAATCGGGATTACAATAACTAACTTTATTCATACCTCCATAAGCATGCATCATAGCATAGCTTTCCCAAACTTTAAACCGAGCCCAATGGCCTTCAGCATATCCAATCCCTGGCTCGACCACAATGGCTCGAAGGTTGTCAGAATTGTCATGAACTTCGTCACAAACCTTTCTCACACCATGTCCCCAGAACGGTAAGATAAAATCACCAGGCTGAAACCGTTCATTAATTTCTTTAATTGCATTCTTGTGAAAGGTTTGATAAGCGTGATCCTGTAAGTCATACTTAAAGAATTCTTTACGCCAATCATAAGACCCATAAGCCTTTTTTAAATCATCATTGGTAGTAACCGTTACATGCTCTGCGCAAGGCAAATCCGAATCCTCGTGGCCGTAATGAAAAAGCGTTGAGTGCTCGTCCATCATCTGGCCGAACTTGTAAACCTTTTGTGTATAAGCACAAGACAAGTATTCGTGATTAGTAACTGTGTGAGGAACACCTAGTATATGAAATCTCATGATATAAATTTTTTCAATATGTGATCTATAACATCCAACGGAAGAATACCTTCGTAACTATACTTATATTCGCCGTCTGAAACAATAAAAAACGGTAGAGATGAAATGGTATGGCCTGATTCTCTAAGACTTTGAAGATCGGATATTATGTCCAAGGGGTTATCCTGAAGAGACATCACTTCACACGTATGACTGAATTTCTCCGAGCACCTTTTAAGGTTGTCAAGATACGGAGGACATTGCTGACAGTCCTCGTTATAAAAGACCTTTACATTAGCCATTAGGTAATCCTTCTAATACCAATAATTCGTGACCTATAATAGTCAATAGAGATCTCGCCAATTGGCTTATATCGAGTGGAACGATGAATGGCTTTACCATTTCCTTTGTAAATTAAAATGTGGCCGGTTCGGGAACTGCTCCCACGGGTTGTTACAATAATGTCACCCGGCTTCATGGCAGAGAAGGGAATCTTTCTACCCCACTTAAGCCAAGACCGTGCAGATGCCTTTCCTGACGGAGGCGTCCCTCCCGCTCGCTCAACGACGTGGCTGACGTAATTAGCGCATTGCAGACTGACACCCCTTTTGTAAAATGTGCCAACATCCTTATTGGCAATAAGCGATATCTTTGACGATGAGATGCCTTTGCCAATTTTACTTAAAAACCCATCGGGCTTTGAATCGGCTTGTGCGGTTAATGCTGCCGCGAGGATAATAAGTATAATGACTATTATTTTTATTTTCATATTAATCTAAAGGCTGGATTCGCCAATTCAATGTAGTGCGTCGACCTTTTAAAATCCTGGTGACTTCTTTCTTTTTTTCTTCTACTGTTTTTTGCGCTTCTTCTAATGAGACGCATTGTTCTTCTGTTACCCACTTATGATAAAATGGGTGCATGTATTGTATCAGGTATTTGACATTCATTTACTCAACGGATTCTAATAGTTTAATAACTCTCTTGCATTTCTTTGAAATAAGATTTACGCCATCTCGAAGCATTGACCTTTGCTGATATATGTCAAGGTCGTGATTAGATTTTATGCTTTCTAAAAGTTCATTAAGATCTTGTCGTATCATCTTATAATGAAAAGAAAGAGAAGAAGGTTTCATATTCAACTATATTTATTCTGAGTTTGATTTAACAATTATTCTTAAGTTTAATGGCGTTAAATGGTCAGAGGTGAGGGATTTGAACCCTCCCCGTCAGATTCACAATCTGAGATGCTTACCAGGCTACACCAACCTTTGATATAAAAATATTCTTATCTGTTAAATTGCAAGTTAATGGTATTGTCAATAGCAAGACCAGCACGTTCCATTCTCACAAGAGATTGCAGAACATCCTCTTCCCACTGATCAAACCAAGCAAAGAACCTTTTGAAGAAAGCCTCAAGCTCTGCCTCAGACTTGGAGGAAAGCTGCTCGACCGCAGACCTGTGAATGTTCCACACCTTTCCGTCTTTTGCGGTAATGGTGATTGTGTTACTCATTTGAAATGTTTCTGATTGAGTTTGCTAGAATCGCAAAAAAGATTGCTTCAGATACTTTACCCAAACAAAATATCCAAAGAGAAGCCGCTAAAATAATCACAGGGCCAAAGTCAAAAAGATCATTAAATTTTAGTTTCATCAGTAGGTGTGGGTGAGAATATAATTAGCTGCACCAGCAATAAGAATTAAAATTGATGCGCCGAGAATCCAATAAAGAGCTAAATGTAAGTAAGTCATAAGTGTTAATTCTTTCCAAAAATCCTTTCCCAAGAGTCGGGCATTATACCGCTCATGATAAACTCACGTTGGTCTGCTGATAGCTCAGGCATAGCATCTTGAATAAGAGCTCCTAAGCGCCAAGATTGTATCTGTGTCTCTGTGACTGGAATGTCAAGAGTGTTTTTCTTTCCAGTAACGGGATCGGTTTTTGTGATTGTCATAATATAATAAGTGTAATGGTTATTAGAATTTAATCTTTATAAAAAGAACTATCAGCATCCAAAAAACCAAGTAAAGCCATATCATTGGGTTAGATTCATCCATGTCTGCTCAGCTTTTCAAGTTTTTTGTAGGGTTCAATCAATTCGTTAATTGTGCAATTTTCCTTTTCCCTTTTCCAATCACTGCCATGGTAGTTGTCTACCCATTCAAGAAGCATGGTGCAAAAGGTAAGGAGATGATCGTTCTTTGAGCCGAGCTCGGTAAAGCTCCTTGCTTTGAGAAGGGTGTCTCGCATCTCCCAGACCAAAGACCATTCGCAGTTACGAAGAATGGAAACGGCGGTCTCGATATCGCTCACTCCTAAGAGGTCACGCTTTAAGATTAGTGGTGTCATTTTTACTCTATTCATAATTTAAGAAAATTTAGCTTTAGCAATTTGTTCAGTAATCCACTCTTGTGTTACTGTTCTGGCGCTGTCAGCGGCAAGTTCGAGATACTTATTGATATGACGGGTGGTTGTTGCACTGAACTTTTGTTCGGTTTTGAATGCACCGTGTTTATCCCATCCTGCAACAGGTGTTTCATAGCTGAATAAAATACACAGGCCGTGAATACTTCCTTCGGTTGGCTCAACCAAAAGCTCCTGCATATTGGATCCGATTTTTCTGAATTTCATAATATAGTAGAGAGGGTTAAATTTAAAATGGTGGAGGAGTTAGCTGAACATGGAAGGCTTCGTTCCGGTAGCTTCAAGAACCTTGAGAAGGCGCTTGTGAACAGCATTCATAGAGTCCTGAAGAAACTCCGCCTTGTCCTCGGCGGTATCCATCAGATCGGCCATTTGAAGGACGTCCTTGATTTCAGGAAGGACCCAGCGAACTTGGTTCTGAAGGAATCTCTCGTTAGCGGTGGTTGTGGTAGTATTGCTCATAAGTATATTCTACCACACTTTTGGATAATTGTACAGGGAAAAGTGATAAAAAAATCACTTTTTTTCCTATTTTTGCCTAATTTGATACAAAAATGCCCAATTTGATACAAAACTGCTATAATGCCGAATTTACCAATTCTGAAGTAGTCCATTTCTGCTCTCGGTCACTCCACCAATGGGTCGTCTTTGGTGTGGCTATTAGAAAGCTATCTTGGGCGGTTGTTTCCTTTAGTTCAAACCCCAACTCTTTAGCTTTGGCAAAAATCTGTTTCTCACTAAGGGGAAATTTTGGATAATTGAGGAACTCAACAATGGCTCCGGTTTCCTCGCCACCACAGTATATGAAAGACGTTTCGGAAACGTTTACGCAACTGGGATTCTTCTTACACCAATGCCGACACGTTTGCTTGATCACATCAATTGAACCAGCGATATAAATTTTGGCAAAAGTAGACTCGGCGATATGATGTCTTTTAAATTGATTCATAATAAAAGGTATAGTATATCAACAGGGAATGAGACGTGTTTGTTAGTCTTTGTTTACGTTGTAAAGGACCCTTTCGATTTCACCGCATCGGCGATGAATAACCTCGAATTCGTCCCAATATGATTTGCCTTCATCAGTTATTCTTTGATCGAATCTTGAATCCAACCTATCGAAGTTTCTCCACACTTCATCGTTTGAAGCGTCGAGATCTTTTTCGGTTGAGTCGACACGCGTATTGGCGTCATACTCTAGTTGTCTAAGCTCTCCCGATAATCCGACAACCTTGAACCCTAACCATACAATGTATGACAAGAACCCTAAGCTGAATACAGTCACCAAGATGCCATTTACTAAATATGCAGTTTCCATAAGCTTATTCTTTCTATTTTAAGATTAGCCTCAAACCCTGCGATATACTACACTTAAAGTATTACGATTTCCCTTTCTTCTTAAACGCTTTACGCATTTTACAAAGGGTATTCAATTGCTCCAGTTTTTCTTCGGTCACTTCAGGGTCAATTGCAATGTCTTTTCTCATAAGACGAATAGCGTATTCCAAAGCTTTCACAGCCTCGGTTAAATCGAACCCTGGGTATAATTTCATTAAAGTCGATAGATCAGATCGTTCTGTTTTTCTTCTTTCTTAATAGACGGCGATAAGATACCCCAACGATCATTATGTCGAATGTTTTCAATCTCTAAGTTATCAATTCGCTGAGCTTGAGTATCAACATACATAATTGTATACATCATCATAATCAATATAGTAACCATCATCAGTAAAACGGATACAAACTTCATGTCGGTTTTTTCCTTTTTCATAGTATTTAAGCAGTTGCTTCTTCTTCTTTCTTTTCAGCAGCTGCAGCTTCTTTCTTTTTAATATCAAGTAAAGCTTCGTATGCCGCCGATAAATCTTTTCTGTTTCGTGAAGATAACTTGGACTCTTTAGCTTGAATACGATTGTATTCAGACTCGATTGGCAAAACCCAGGGTTCGCTTTCTTCTTTAATTTCCTGTCCTGTCTCAACCATGATGGTCAAGGCAAGACGTTCGCTGAACTTATAGTTTAGGTCTGTCGGTTTCATAATTAAGAAGTCTTTTTCTTGGTAGTCTTTTTCTTAGTAGTCTTTTTCTTAGGAGGTATTTCTTCTTTTATGCCATCCTTTTCAACTTCAAGTTCTTCTTCTCGAGCTTCACCTCTGGCCTTGAGTCGTTCAACCACTGTGTTTGCATCCATCCAAATATCTTTATCATCAACCAGATTGCTAATCTCTTCTACCGTAAGAAAGTCTTCGTATTGAGAACGAAAAAGCTTTTCTGACCACTTGCGATCGTGTATCACATTTGAATACATCTCTCCGCCTTTACCAATCATTCCGCCGCTGTAGTTATGAAACAAAAAGGCGCTGTGTTCATTAATTACAAAGTCGTCCCCTTGAAGGAATATCAGCGTTGCGGCGCTCATGCAAGCACCGGTAACATTCATATTGATATGCGCTTTACACTCGCTAAGAACTTGAAGAAACTGAACGGTTGTAAATAGGTTACCGCCTGGGCAGTTAATATGAATGTTGATTATATCGGTCGGCCTAGCATTACGAATCTTATGAAACCACTCAATATATTCAGAGGCTTCGCCGATAGAACCCAACAAATAGAAATCCATAACGGATCCGTATTCACCAGAAAAGTTGTTTTGCTTGCCGCCGCTAAAGAGATCTTCCAATCCCAAAGCTTCAGTAGTAGAGTTATTATCTTTTTGCATATTTAAATTATCCTTGTTTTCTAACGATTCCCAACATGGGTTCCCAAATGAATCCAAATCTAAATCGTGTTCCTAGCTTAAATTTTAGTTTACCTGTTTGGCAATAAGTATTCCAGTTTTGTTTTAAAGAGTTATAATTATAGCCTTTGTCTGATCCTTTTCTCGTAACATAAGAGTTTCTTGACTCAGCGGCTACTTGCCACCTATCACCGCTGGATCGCCAACAACCACAAGTAGTTCTTTGCATATCTTCAGTGATTCTAATCTTAGGAATAAGTCTACACCTTGGGCATCTTTCCCATTCGGCATAATCATCACCCGGATACCAATAACTGTTTTTAGTATTAATCCAATCGTGAATTGGGTACCTAAGGTGTGCTTTATCCAACTTCATATAATGGCTTACTCGTGATGGATTTTAGATTGCTTACCTGAATTCTTGTGAATCTTTTTAAGTAAGCAATTCCAATCACCACCAACTTTTTGAATAGTTGTTTGTCTGGCATCAAAAGAAAACCCAGGCGCTGTTATCCCTCGTTTTTTCTTTCCGGTTTCGCAGTGTGGACAAGGATCTCCTACAGGTTCATCCCTTTTATCCATGGGATGATTTTCTTCCCAAGTCTCCCCGCAAGTTTCGCAACAATAATTGTAGGTCATTCTACTATTTGCCGAGTAGCGTTGGAAAAGCTTTACGAACAGTAGCTTCAGTAAGGGTCCGGTAAAGACCTTTAAGGTTTTTGTCTTTTACGGCAATTACAATCTTAGCATCTTTAGCGGATAGTGATTCAAGAAGTTTAATATAAGTAACTTCTTTTTTAAAGCTGGTCATTGGCGATTGTTTAATGAGATGCCTTAATTGACGAACATGTTTTTCAAAGTGGCGACGTTGTGCGCCAGCAACCGCTTCATTTTCTTTATAAGGAGGAACGCCTTTAGGAAGATCAAACTCGACTTCTTCTTTATAATTAGCTTGAAGGAGTGTTTTAATTCCAAAGGTTCCGTGTTCTTGTAAAAGCTTTACTCGCTCTGCGACATTTTCAGCTTCATCACAAAGTTGAAACAATTCGTGAGGAAGTTTAGTCCTATTGTGTTTTGCTGTCTTTTTCTTCATAGTGACATTATGTTGTTGTCTATAGTTATATATCTTATTTGATAAAGAACTCTTCTGCACAAGCAACCAGTTGGCTACAGCGGCGAGTGATCAAGTAATTAAGAACCTTTCCGTTTGGCTTTACTTGTTTTGCATTGTATTCCTCAATAATGTTTGACTTTATATTCTCAGGAATTTGAGAAAGATCGATCATACTTTTATTACGGATAAAATTACGATATGTTTGTTCGTCAAGAATCTCTTGCATATCCCCTTTACGAGAAGCTTCATACCATTCTTCAATCTTTTTAGCGCGAAGAGGAGTTTGGCGAGACTCAGAAACAAATACATCATCTGCAGAAAGAACGTTAGGTACACCATCGCCGGTATCGCCACGAACTACGTGCTCAAAAAGATACTTTTGTGGGTTGGTGTCCTTTAAAAGTTTTTTAGTAAGTGGGCTAAACTGCTGAACGTTGTCGTATTTTTGAAGCTGGATAAAATCTTTATCAGCGCTGACAATCATAACCTTTTCGTGATTGCCAAATTCCTGGGTTGTTTCCACAAGGGTTGCAATAACATCGTCTGCTTCTGCGTTACTTATTTGTAATACTGGAAAGGGAAGGTATTCGTCAATCTCATCCCTTACTTTGTTAATACTCTCAAAGATAGATTTCCAATCCATATCTGAGCTTTCTCGATTCTTTTTACGAGCTGCTTTATATTCAGGAAAGGTACCTTTACGCCAACTGCCGGCGTCACACGCAACAATTAGTTTGCCATACTCATTACGATACTTAAGGTTATACATTCTCAGTGAATTGAGAATCATATGACGTAATAGGTTTTCGTCAAGGTTGGATTTAGGCTGTGAGAACACAGTAGAGATTGAGATTCCAGAGAAGTCTACGATAATCATTTTGGTATATTGATTTTATTTGTTTCCACTATTATACCATATAAAGGGTGGATTGTAAATCATTTTTTAAGGTTTTTAACGTGACTGTGATGGATCCTAGCTTGGATAATTCCGTTATAATATTCATCACTTAGCAGCACTTCACGATCAACCTGTTCCTTTAATTCCATATACGACATAGCGCCAAGCGAAGTACAAAGATGAAGTATTTCCCTTTTAAATCTTTCCCCGCCGTATTCTTCTACAAGCGCTTTGGTTTCAGGACTGGAACCGTAGTATGTTTGCCAATCACTTTCAGCAACTGATCGCCGCTTTCTTTTCTTACCTTTAAGAGGAGGGCGAGTTATTTTACGGGTAAATTTTTTCTTCCCAATATACTTCTTCCCGTTTTCAATATCAGTAAGGCAATAAACAAATCCAACATAATCACCAATCATGTTAGACGTAAATTCTTCCCCGTGATAGATCCACATAAAGTATCTATAAGGAAATTAAAGCGCTCCGTCGTAAGAATTGTGTGCTCCACAGAAAGGGCAATATTGAGGATATGCCTCTTTATCATAATCATCGTAGTCAGCATCAGTGTCTTCAACAAAAGAGAAAGAGGCTTCCTCATTATCATCCCACATAACTTCATAAGACATATGGCAACTAGGGCAACGGTGTTCGGCAATCATATCTATCCTTCACACGACTTACACGTGTTTAATGATCTAGCAAGTTCCTGTGCAGGGTTACCACTTCTTTGATAATACATCCCTTTAATTCCACTTTCCCATGCATAAATCAGTAGTTCGTTTACTTCTTTTGGTTTAGCTTTTGGCGGTATCATTAGGTTCAAGCTTTGACCCTGATCAACAAACTTCTGTCGTTGGGCTGCTTGAATAACAATTTCCTTTTGAGATATCTCGCCAAAGGTTTTAAATACATCTTTTTCTTCTTCACTTAATTCGGTAAGGTGTTGAACACTTCCGCCATGAGTAAGAATCTCTAACCATACTTCTTG